GCTACAGCAGCATAAGCCTTGGCGAACTCACTCTTTTTCAGTTGGTTTTCGTCCATGTAGGACTTTACGAGAGCATCCAGTTTGTCAGCAGAGGTAGCGAACTCACCGTCTACATCGGACTTACCAAATTCTTGCATGGAGGCTTCAAAGGCAGCATCAGCAGCTTTGAGCATTACCATAATTCCTTCGTCTTCTGAGAATGACTTCAGAAGAGACTTGGCTGCACCAGCTTCAAAGTGTGGCAGAACTTCTTCTGCTTTCTTTGTCAACTCAAGGTCAGCTTTTTCGATTTCATGTTCACGCTTGGCTACAGCAGCAGCTTCGAGTGCTTTCAGGACTGGGGCTGGGATGTCGCTCTTGGCAACCATCTCACCGTCGATGTCCATCATTTCTTCTTCCGCTTTCTTCTCAATTGAGTCAGCACGGATAACGTAACCGTTCTCAATAAGACCTTTGCGGAGGTGTTGGTTTTCAGCAGTAAGGCGATCAACGTCAGCCTTAAGTGCCTCAACGTCAACTTCAGGAGCCTCAACAGCTTCAACTTCAGGAGCGGCTTTCTCAGCGACTTCTTCGGTTACAACTTCATCAGCTTTTTCCATGTCGTAGCCGAGAGCTTTCATAGCTTCGCCACGTCCACAGCCTTTGTCGTCCATGTACGCCTTTACTTTGGCTTCCATTTCTTCATTCATTTTCGTAATTTCCTCTTCGGAATTGTCACGCTTGAAGAGTGATACCATTGCCTGAGCATTGGCTGGACGATCCACAAGGGAAAGTTCTTCAAGGTGCAAGTTTTTCAGGAGATTAGGCAAGTTAGATTTCCTCCTTAATAGCACGTCCACCTATAGAGAACGCAGCGAGTTCACCAGATTTGACCATATCCCAGACAGTATCATCGAATACTTTGTAAGCGACAACCCACCCTTCACGATCAGACTGGATACCAAGAGCATCACCGATTTCTTTAGTGATAGGAAGAGAGTGGACAACTACGCCAACCTGATCTCCAACGTGCATGGCCTTGCCGACCCGCACATGCTCCATAAATTCGTTAACGGCTTTTACCAGTGTGCCAGCTTCGATAACGTCACCCTGACGATCAATAACTGCCTCACCCTTTTCTGTAACTACAGAAGCCCATCCGTAGACCATACGCTGTTCGTCGTCAGTCTTGAGGATTTTACCTTCGATATTCTTTGTCATTTCACCCACCGATGTGTTGGATTCCCACATACGACATGACCAGTAGCCAGCCGTTGTTTTATCTTTCTTGGTATCGCAAGAATGGCGGGAGCGGAAATTGGCACGAGCTTTGGGATCATCCCGGCGGATTTCCATGTTAGGGTCTCCGAAAGCTACCCGTTTAACCTTACCACCGTCCTGTACGAATACTTCAAACTTCTTGTTGCCACCCTTGATACGCCGAGGCTTGTTTAGGGTAACAGTTTCACCCTGATATTCAGCCTTGGCAAAGTCTACCTTTAGTATCTCAGCTACAACGGCTCTGAGAGCCTCTATACGGCTCACTGATGGCTCTTCTGCCTCTTCGGTAGGCTCACCCCCTTCGTAGAACGAAAGGTACGCCTCGTGGCTCTCTGCTGGCATATACACAGCCTGTCCATTGTAGTCAGAGACGTGAGTGGCTCCACCCATGCCCAAGTCCATAGAACGGGAGATAGCTTCTGGCTCAGTAGTGAAGATGTCGTTAGCGTATTGTGCTTTACGAAGGGTAGATAGCTTGTGTCCTACCATTGTTCCTGTGGGCTTACCTTCGTCATCAATGATCTCGATACGAGCGGCAGGTTCTTCCTTTGTACCCGTTACCTTAACTGGAATACCAGAAACCTTACCGTCACGGACGACTTCACGGACGATACCACGGGCAGTTCCGCCAGAGCTATTCCAAGAGACTTTAGAACCAACTTTCATTAACCTGTAACCTTTGCTAGATAGCCTTTAAATATACCAAATACGACTGCATTGTTATCCGATGTCTCACATCTCACACGAACATCTGAGTTATTTGGTACGATAATTGCGGGATCAAGACTTATATCAGAGTTTCCACCTGATGAAGATGCAGTAAAGCAAGCCCTCTGCAAGAATACCCCGTCAGGCTCTTTTATCTCGATGTAGAAGTCCACTGCGGCAGACTGTTTGGCACTAACGGCACCGTAGAAACCTGTCATCACATAATAGTCTTCTTTGCTGAAGGATGTTGCAGCTTTGAAAGACTGCTGAAAGCCA